CAAAACTTTCTATGGCACGAAGCTTTTCAAGTTCCTGATGTATCTTACAAATATCATTCCAAAGGCTGATTCTTCCCGCATTATCATTAGGCACTACGCCTAAATATCTTGTATTGAATAATGCGGCTATATCATTTGCTATCTGATCTATTACCCTGATAGTCTGATTCGAACTGAACATAGAATCCTTATCAACCTTAAATGACACAAATGAATTGATATCTTCAAGAACCCTCACATCGCCGTTTACATTGTGTAAAGTGAACTTACCTTGCTTAATAGCTGTCTCAAGCTGTAACTGCTTATAATCCGTGATAACCTCATATTCTCCGTCATACACGGCATTTGTCAGGCTCTTATTTACTTCACATCCTGCCTCTGCTCCTGATACCCAATACACCAAAGAATTTTTATCCGTTCCAACTACATCATTGTTTATGGATATAATTCCTTCATAGTCGCTATCAGACTTATATACAACTGTTTGGAACTTTGACCCGACTTCATCTCTGAGTCGCTTAGTATATGCCACAAACAACTTTGTTATGGTACTGTCAATAACGGGACAGCATAAAATGTTAAATGAATATGCCTCGAAACTCTCTAATGCCTTTGTATATATCTCTCCTGTAAGATTACCGCCGTTAGTACCTCCACTAAGAGGCATTCCGGCTGTAACGGATAATGTAGCGGAACTTTTAAAAGTTACATATGCATTATCCTTTAGACCTGCCATATTATCGACAGTCTGTGTATCCACTAAAGCATTATCAAGATATGTGCTCACATCAAAGGCGCTTGGTTTATCAACATTTGCACCTACTACTATCTTAATATCATTACCTCTTTTACCTACATACTTAGCCGTAGCAAGCGTATTACTCGCGGCCGTTGCATCATCCGATACGAGTCTATATACAAGCACCTTAGTCGCGTGTAAGAAAACCTCTCTAAGATTACGCATACGATCGTCATCTACTCTGTAGCCAAAGAGTTCCTTCGACTTTGTCATAAAGTCTTCTCTGCTTACTTCAAAAACTTTTCCTGCTTCTCCGAAGTCAAGAGCTATCGGCAGTGCCACAATGCCCCTACTTGAAAGTGCGGCATTCGCCTTTTTAGCATTTGAAAACACTGTATAAGCTCCGGGCAATACCTTATCCTGCCTTGTCCAAATACCACCACCTAATGCCATTATTCCACCTCTCTTTTCAAAAATTCATAAATAAGGCCGTCAACTTCATCTATCGTGTAAGCTGTATCATCGTCAAGGATTACATCAAGTACATCTCCATGCCCCAAGTATCTTGAAGATGCTTTAATAGCCTCTTTTGTGTGTTTAGTTAAATCAATCTTTTCTTTTCCCAACTTAATTACCTCTGTTCAAAGATATTTGTCCCATGCTATCAGCATTTTGATACTTAATTGTGCTGTAGTTGTATGAAACTCTAAAATGCAAAATACTGTCTACAATTTCAAAAGACTTCTCTACGGCTCGTATTATATCCTCAGTTGAAAGTTTAATCATAGAAAGCGATTCCGACAGCTTATCACCCATATAAATACAATCTTTATTCCCATTCTTTGGAAAATATATAATATCAAATGACGAAACGACTCTGTTTAGCTCTCCTGTCCCTCTTTTTAAATAGTCGGTATTGATAAGCCTTACTAAAAAATCACCGTCATTTAGCCCTTGCTCAACCTTATCTATGTATATGCTTGAGTCGGGCGACACGCTGTCAAGCACAACTGTGATAGCATCCAATACCAAAGATAAGTTAATTTCCGCCACTTAATGCCTCCATAAGTTTTTTCTTTACTTTTCTTTCCAGCAGCTTAGGTATTGCATTTTTTAACTTTTCTTCAGATATAGTGAGCATAAGTTGTGGTTCTACATATCCGCCGTTTCCGGTTCTATGGCCAAATTCAACATAAGAAGCATATTCAACCGGGTTTATAATCGTTACCGTATAGGTATCACCTTCTTTAACAACGTTTATATCTGCTACTGCACCCCAACCCCTTCTTAGTGTACCGCCAACTTTTCCACTTCCTGAAGGATACTTGCCCACAGGAGTTCTTCTCACAACCAAACTTAAAAGCCTTGCTGCAATCTCTTTACTGCATTCAGTACAAAAAGCATCCATATCAATATCTTTAAGGCTCTGTATCTTCTCCTGAAGGTTTCTAAAAGCCTCAAAGTCTGCTCTTCCCCAACTAGCCATTAAGCGTTCTCCTTTTCAAGCTCCAAGGACACCTCCTGATGTGTCTCATATACGGCAGGCACTCCGCTTGATATATAGTCGGTAGTTACTCCGTTTTGAGTTATCCTAAGCTTAGATCCTGGAGCAATCTTAATCTCCGGAGCAATGAACAGCTTAATAGTCTGTTCTATGTTCGATACAGTATCGGTCTGATTAGCTGTGCCGGAACTACTGTATGATAACCTGCAAGGCTGATTACTTAAGACCGCCATATCTTTCAATACAGTGGCCTTAGTAACCTCATCTTTTACCTTTCTTTTTTCCAGTATGTCACATAGCCCTTTATATCTGCTCTCTATAGCTTTTCTTGCCTGCTTCCACGCATCTACCATCTGAATCTCCTATAGGTGATAAATTCATCTCTGCCGTAATTCAAAAGATAGTCAATGAAGCTGTCAAGCCTTTGTTCATCAGTCTTACTACCTTCTCCTACTGCAAAAGATATATTTGTATCGCCTTCTTGTATCTGCTTAATAGCTGAATCCAGATTGAAATTTAAAAGGTCGTCAGGAGCAAATGTCTTTTTCGACATAAGAAACTCACCAACGACCATATCAATTGCAATATTCATAAGACCATCAGGGATAGCGGAGATATTGCAATCGTTCTTTATAGTATTTTCAACCTTCTGCATAGCAAAGCTGATAGCAATATCATCACCATCTTTTACTGCATACCCCATGGACTGCAATCTCTCTTTTATCCTTTCAAGCATATTACCCTCTTGAAATAATTCTTGCTATCGGAATAGCCTTATGAGGGATTGTCTTATTATCGCTCTGAACAAGTGACCAGTTCAGGCCGTTCTCAAGTTCTGCATTAGTAGGACTGTTTGTAGCTTGATTTGCCTTAAGATATGAGATACCTGCAACGCTCACGGCATTTCTCTTTCTTGAAATAAGAGTATCCTCACCGCCGTTAGTCTTCGCATCTCTTACCATCTCGTAAGGAACCTTTGCACCCACATCTTCAAAGCCTATTGCGCCCTCTCCGAGCACATATGTTGTGTAGACGGATACATCTCCTCCTGTAGCTCCTACATTCTTTACCTCTACAGGCATAGAATCATCTACAAGTACAAGTCTTCCGTTCCAAGTACCCATACTTAGATCTCTTTCCACACCCTCACTGTCTGTATACTTGAGATATGCTAAAAGCTTAAGATTCTCCAGGTTCGTAGATACACTGGAGTGGCAAATTACCAGGCTAAACTTCTGCTTATTATCTCCGCAAGCCTTCTGAATAGCGCTGTTAAGAGTTGTAACGCCCATTATCATGCTCTCGTCAGTCTTTTTATTCTCTGTGGACGCCGAAATGTCCAGAGTATGCTCGTCTACAAAAGCCTTGTTAGCGGTCTTTATAGCGCCTGTACCTGTAGCGCTCATACCGAATACGCCCTTTAAAATAGACAGTAGGACCTCCTGATCTACCTCATTCCAGTAATCCATAATCTGTGCCCTAACATTGGCCATAAAGTCAACACCACCGGTCACATCATAGCTGAAGTCGGCCTCCGTCCATCCCATCATTCTTCCATATGCGAACACACCCTGCTCATAAGTTGCCGTTCTTTCAGGGTTTAGGTTTGTCTGTCCGTCATAGTTCTGCGCCTTGCCTCCCAATCTGCCAAAATAAGGCAGAATAGCATAAACACTACCTGTCTGAGACTGATTCTTAAAAGCTTCTGCAAGTCTCGGATCGGATACCACCGCCATAGACTCTTTTAACTTATTAAGCTTTACATTTGGAATTGCGGACATATACGCGCCAAATGCTCTGTCATTAAAACTCTTTGCATCAAATTTTGCCATTATTGTTTACCTCTACTTTCTTAGTTCCCTGTATCGGGATTGTTTTCAATATAGTTAGCCAACTCATCATAGGACATTTTTGACATATCAACCTTTCCTGCACCGATTTCCTTCTTTGCTACTCCGGGCTGAAATCCTTTGAAGCTTGGCTTTGCCGCAGCGGCTTCCTCGAACAAATAGTTGTCAGACTTTTTTAATGCAGTTATCTGCTCTTCAAGTCCTTTTATACTGCCGTCATCCTGAAGCTCTGCCTTGTCAAGATCCTTGATAAGTGCCTTGACTGCTGTTAAATTCTTTGCCTTAGAACTGATTAGCGCAGACTCCAAAGCACTATCTATTTTCATCTGCCTGATCTCTGCTGCATGAGCTTCATCTTTTGCCTTATTCTCTGCCTGCAGTGAAGCAATCTGCTCTTTCATTGCTTCAACATCACCTGTTGAGTTCTTTAGGGTTTCAAACTGCTTGTCCCTATCGGCAATATCAGTCTTAAGCTTGTTCTTTTCATCTACAAGCTCCTTAAATCGCTCATACGGCACATAATTCTTAAGCTCTTCAGCGCTCGCCTTCTCGCATTTACCTGCTAACTCTTCATCCATTCCAAGTGCTATAAAATCTTCTCTTTTCATGTTCTTTAATTCCTTTCATACATTTTTTAACGTGGTTCAATCCACTTCTTTTCTTTGTTCTTTATCGTCTGCAAAGCTAAAAGACGGCAATAAAAAAGCACCCTATTAAGGTGCTTTAAAACTTATTTCTATTAAGGCCTGCTTATACCGCAAATGTTCCTTCCTTAAACTCTTCAAGTATCTTTATCTCTCCAAGCTCTCTTAGCCTATCTTCTACCTTTTGAGAGCTCTCTTTCAACTTAATGCATCCTAGGCTCTCAGAGATAAGTGTTCTTATCTCATCTTCATTTTTTCTATCTTTTATCCAATCATTTGGAATATATATCATCATAGTACCCCTATTTTCTGCATTGCACATGCCAAGATATTAGTGTATATTAGTTGCTCATTACCCGAAAGTGACCAAAAGTCTTTTCCCATCGCTGATTTTAGCTCTGCTTTCATCTGCTGCCTATACTGACTATATCTAGCAAAATTTTCTAAGAACATATCAAACAGATCTTCTTCATTTTGAACTATATATGAACTATATTGTGAATAATAGTCTATTGGTAATATAACTTTACTCATATCCGAATGAAGCTGTAACCACTTTGCCCCGATTCCATTCTGCCTATCAGTAAATGCTATCTTTCCGAAATCCTGAATAGTATTACAAGATGAGTACTTTGTAAGTCTCTTCAACCTAGGCAAATTCTCAACAAGCTCTTGTGCATAAGACGGCGATAACTTAGCTGAAATCCCATACTTATCTATTAAGTAATGCGCTGATGACTCTGTAAATGTTTCCTCCAGGTTTCTCCATTTTTCAATTATATTTCCGGATGAATCCAGACCGTCCCACTCAAGTCCATTTGCAGATAAATGGAATGACTCATGGAAGGCTGTTTTAATCCTATATTTCATAGAACGCACATCATTTGAGTTAAGCACATACTCGTCAAAATATACATTACTTTGAGTAGTCTTGCTCCCCAACTGACAATATCCATTATCTTTTATAGGCTTTATGTTTACAGGAATATTACTTCTGTCTATGCCTAGATTATCTATCAGTTTCTCAGCAAACTGTTTAATATCATTGTCTGATTTAATTTGAGAAACATTAGACAGTCCGGTCATCACTTTGTCATTTATTTTAGCACTTTGCGGTACATCATTCAATAGTTGGGCTTCAATCTGTTTCGTCGACTCAATCTTATCATTGTTATTTACAAACTGTTTCTCCCACTCCTTATAAGTCGTATTGCCTTCAACAAAATAGTTCTTACCCTTATCATTCCTCGCAACTCGTTCTCTATCAATTCCCAGCTCTTCCCAGTCGTCGAAATACGGTGCTGTGGTGGTTCTACAATACGGGTGAAAAGGCGGGGCCGTAACTCCTGCCTGATAGTCCTTCATATCAAATACTTTGCCGTCAAGGCTTCTACATATCTCAGAGGTCTTGCTGTCCAATGTAGCCACAATCTCATATTTTTCAACATCAAGATTATTAAGCATATCTTTTTGAGCCACAGAACCAAAATAGGCGGACTCTGTCATTATAAGCCTGCCTGCCGCATTGCTTGATGCCCCCATCTTAGACTTTATCTCTTTTATAGCCTTAGCCGGGTCCGCTCCGGTAATTATATTTCTTGTTAAAGAGCTGTGAAGTTCACCTATCAACTTTTCTTTGTTAGTCCATATCCTCTTAGAAAAATTATAGCCGTCAACCGCCCAAGGCTTATTGATTATATTACTAAGTGTATTTTCATCAAGCCTGTCTACTGCAAACCCTACTCCAAAACCTTTCTGAAACTCAAAAGCCGTCCTATAGTACCTCTGTGAATATGCTTTTCTCATTGCGCTGTCCACGATATCTAATTGATTGCCGTACAGCGCCTCAATACTTTGCTGTGTCTGAAGCTTTAATGCCTCCAGCCTTGATACGTGAAACCTTGCCGATGCATTCTCAAGTTCTTTTGCCCACTGACCGCTAATAGCATTTTCTTTGCCGTGCTTTATATACTCTTCTACCGACCACTTAAGTTCTTTCATCTCTCCTGTGGTTAATAGCTTTCTCGCCTCTGCCATGGATATTTGATTGTTAGTTGCAAATCTTTGATACCAGGTATTTATTTTATCTTCAAGCTCTGTTTGAGCCTTTTGGTATATTTCCTCAACATCCCTGTAGGCCTCCATAGCATCTTTATTTGTAACACTTTCAAGCTGACCGAATCTGTTTATCCAGTAGTCTGAGTTCTTCACATATCATCACCATCCCCCAAGTTGGTATCATTAAAAGCACCATATTGCTCT